GCGCGCATGGCCCTCAAATCCACGCCGCGCATCCATTGCTGGCGACTCTAGCGAGCGTTCCGGCGGTCGTCAAGACGTTGGGGAGAATAAATAAATGCCCAGCCTAACCCCAAAGCGCGAGAAGTTCGCCCAGGCCGTCGCCTCTGGCATGAGCCAATCTGACGCCTACCGGGAGGCGTTCAAGGTGCGCCCAGGGACGAAGCCCCTGTCCGTCAATCAGGCTGCGTCCAAGCTGATGAAAGACGCCAATATTAGTTCTAGGGTTGATCAGTTGCGCGCGCCCATCGCAAAAAAGGCGCAAATGACCCTCGAAAGCCATCTGGAAGATTTGCAGCGCCTGCGCAATATGGCGGTTAAGGCCGAGCAGTTCGGGGCAGCGATCACAGCCGAGGTGGCGCGCGGCAAGGCGGCCGGTATCGTGGTCGAGAAGGGGCAGATCAACCTCACGAATAGCGACGGAAGCCTGCGGCCGACGGTCATCACTATCCGGGCGCGGAAATGACCGAGGCAGAGGTCGAACTACCGCCAAAGCTGGTTGACGTATTCGGCCCGGAACGCGGCGCGGTTCAATATCGCTGCGCCAAAGGAGGGCGCGGCTCTGGAAAGTCGTTTTCGTTCGCGAAGATGGCCGCGATCTGGGGCTATGCAGAGCCGTTGCGGGTGCTGTGCACGCGCGAGCTACAGATCAGCATCAAGGAGTCATTTCACGCCGAGCTGAAGGCGGCGATTGAATCCGAGCCATGGCTGGCCGCTCATTATCAGGTAGGTGTCGATTACCTTCGCGGTGACAACGGGACCGAGTTCCTGTTCCGTGGCCTTCGCAATAACGTCAGCAGCGTGAAGTCCACGGCTAAGATCGACCTAACCATCGTAGAGGAGGCCGAGGACGTTCCAGAGGCGTCCTGGCTGGCCCTGGAGGCTACGGTGTTCCGCCAGCCAAAGGCGGAGCTGTGGGCGATCTGGAATCCGCGCATTGATGGCAGCCCAGTCGATCAGCGATTCGTTAAGAAGCCGCCGGCCAATGCGTTGATCGTTGACATGCAATGGTGGGATAACCCATTCTTCCCGGAAGGTCTGGAGACGCTGCGCAAGCGCGAACAGGAGCGGCTGGACCCGGCGACCTATGCCCACGTCTGGGAGGGCGCCTACCTGACGAACAGCGATTCGCAGGTGTTGGCCGGCAAGGTCCGCGTGGCCGAGTTCCGCCCGTCCGAGGGCTGGGACGGCCCGTATCACGGACTAGACTACGGATTCGCGCAAGACCCGACGGCAGCTGTTAAGCTGTGGGTGCACGATTCGCGCCTTTGGGTTGAATACGAAGCCGGCCGGGTCGGGCTGGAAATCGACGAGACGCCGCGTTACCTGACCGAGCGCATCCCAGGCATTGAAAAGCACATCATTCGCGCCGATTCTGCCCGCCCGGAATCGACAAGCTACCTCAAGCGGCACGGCCTGCCGAACACGGTTAGCGTTGAGAAGTGGCCGGGCAGTGTTGAGGACGGCGTGGCGCACCTACGAAGCTATACTGAAATCGTCATTCACCCGCGATGTATCGAGACAATCCGCGAGGCGCGCCTTTGGTCATACAAGGTTGATAGACTGAGCGGTGACATTCTGCCTGTCTTGGTGGACGCGAATAACCATTTTTGGGACGCGGGGCGCTATGCCCTATCGCCACTGATCAAACGCCGCGACGCCGGGATGGCTGGGCTACACTTGCAAGGGCTATGACAATGAACACCATTGAAGCGCTCCATGTTGCCTGTCCACGCGCCTTGGAAATGGCGCGTCGGCTTGAGTTCGCCGTGCAGCAGTTGAAGGCAGGCCAGCCACGCCGGGTGATCATCCGGCTGGTCAAGGACCGCTATCAATGCTCTAGGATGACAGCCTGGCGCGTGGTGGACATGGCCAATGATGTGGCGGGGGAACTGCGATGACACCCGAACAGGAGCGCGCCGTCCTGCAGGCTACCGAGCTGGGGATCGAAAAGGAGCTTGAGGCCGCATACGAAAAGCTGGTCGCGCTGATCCGCGCCGGCACGCCGCCGCGCGATGCGGTGCAGCAGGTCATGGATGGATTCACGCCGAAGTATGCCGAGCTGCTGTCAGTCGCGTTCTCAGGCGTCATGGCGCAGGCGGTAGACAAGGAATCGGCCATGTCAATGCAGGTCGGCACCGTGCAGCTATCCCAAAAGCTCTACGCCCAGGCCGCGTATGTTTCGGAAGTCACGACCGGGATCGTTGATAGGCATCTGAAAGGCTTTCAGGACGCCCGCGCGCTGGCCCTGGAACTGTTCGAGGGCTACGGGTTCCGCCCGCCGGATGCCGAGCCGTTGCAGCTCAAGCCGTCCAATACGGCGCTTCCAAAGTACCTGCGCGAAGCCTTACTGCCAGATGGCGGCATCCAATCAGATCTGGCTCGCGCCTTTGCCAAGATGCAGGTGGACAACCTGCGCACACCGGCACTAAAGGCCGCCTATTCTGACGTTTTGCGCGCGATTTCAGACGTTGAGTCGGGCAAGGGTGCAGACTTGCTGGAAAAGCGGCTCCGGACCGCGTTCTACGAGCGTATGCGGTACTTTGCAAACCGGATCGCGCAGACCGAGCTACACCGTGCATACAGCTTGCACGTTGCCAAGCTGATAATGGATGATGAGGATATCGAATTCGTCCAGATTCAGCGCAGCCCAGGAAGTACCAGCGTCTGCATCTGCTCGCTGATAGCCGGGCGCGACAAGTACGGCATGGGAAAAGGCGTATACCCCAAGCGCGCCGCGCCGGTGCCAGGATTTCACCCATTCTGCCGGTGCAAAATCTCGCCTCGTCTTGATTTGACAGGCAAGCAAGAAAAGCCAGTTGACGAAAACTCCGACCGCTATTTCCTGTCCCGTGTCGGCGAGCCGATGGCCGCGCGCATCATGGGCAGCAAGGACCGGGCCGACCAGGCGATCCGCTCTGGCGACGCGCTGGCCGTTGCCAATTCGCGCGTCGATCCGGTTCACCAGATCAAGGCGGTGGCGGGTCCGGTGTAGGCTCTGGCTCTGGTTATGGTGCAGGCGCGACAATCGTCGATTCCGGCAGTTCCACGCGCACCGTCATGAGCTTGTATGCATCAAGGCGATCTTCATCCGTGATCGTCTCAATGTAGCGCCCATTCAATTCCTTGACTTCGGCCAAGATCGCCGCCTCAAGGTCGAACAGGTCATCGTAAACCGTCTCCAGCCCTTCCGATTTGGCCGTCTGCGCGCCGAAATAGATCAGCGTCTCAATAGTCCGCGCGCTGTACGGGCGCCCAGGCGTCAGACGCGACGGGACCAGCCGGATAAGCGGGTAATCAGCCGGGCTGATATTCGGCTCCAGGCCGATCTTGCACGATGCGACGCCGGTGATCAGTTTCAGCGCGTCGCGCGCCGCCTCTAGTGTGTCCATTGCAGCCATTACGCGCGCTCCAGAGGGATGGAAAACATGCCGAACCCGTTGACCGTGCCGTCAGCATCGGCCGCGTCTGCGGCGGCTTGCGCCTGCGCACTGGTCGCCGAGACCTGCATTTCCGAGCGGTAGCTTTTCAGCTTCGCGGTGAACAGGTCATCGGGGTCCGCCTGATTCTCCAGACAGACGAGGATATAGGCGCGCAACACGACCAGCTTCTCGGTCCAATAGGCGTTGAACGTACCCATGACGGCAATGTCAGCGACGGCGCGATCCTCGATTGCCTCGGTGCAGAACTTCGCGAGGTAGGCGTCCGGATAGGTGTAGGTGGTGCTCATTTCAGCTCCTTGGTGGCCGCGTCCACGATTGCGCGGAATTGACGGATTGAATCATCGGCTGCGCGAATCATGTAATTGTCGCCGATGTAGCCGGGATGGTTGACCCATTTTGCAAACTTGAACGCACCGCCGCCAGCCCAGCGAAGGGCCTTCTTTTTCTTCGGCGCGATCCGGTGCGGGCGCGTGCCGAAGATGACGAACGGCGCATAGGGCGCGCGCTGCGGATCATGGCCGACCTCGCGCCGCTCAGGGCCTGCGCTGCGGTTATAGATAGACTGGAACAACACGCCCGTCTTGGTATGCCGCGCCGCG